CATCGGAAGGCAAAGTCAGCGCAACACGTCCGGGACATTACCACGAGCGTCATCATGGAGGCCGAACGCGCCATGCAATACACCGGCGAGTGCATCGGTATCCCGTCCGGGATTCGGGCGCTTGACAAAGAAACGGGCGGGTGGCGTTCGCCGGACTTGGTAATCATTGCGGGCCGTCCGGCGATGGGAAAATGTCTTGGGAAAGGCACTATGGTTCTAATGTACGACGGTTCTTTGGTAAAGGTTGAAGACATAAAACAGGGGGATATTTTAATGGGGCCGGATTCAAAGCCTCGAAACGTTCTTTCAATCGCAAGGGGGCGTGAGCAAATGTATTGGGTTAGACAAAATAGGGGCATTGATTATCGGGTGAATGAAAGCCACATTCTTTCTCTCAAAAGGAGTGGGAGCGAAGGCTCGTTTTCGCATGGAGAAGTTTTGAATATAAGCGTAAGGCACTTCTTGAATAAGTCCGACCGCTTTAAGGAAAAATTCAAAGGGTATAAAACCGGAATTGAATTTACTGAAAAATTCGTGTCAATTAGTCCCTATTTTTTAGGGCTTTGGCTTGGAGATGGTAGCGCGGATAGTTCTACAATATCAAACCCGGATGTTGAGGTTTTTGAATACCTTAACGAATATGCCGTGGAGTTAGGGATGTCGGTTTCAAAATATCATAACAACCCTGAAAAATGCCCACAGTATCGGATTACCGGCGGCAAAACTGGCGGAATTGGCTATTCTTTGCAGGCAGAATTACGCCGGATTGGCGTTTTAAATAACAAACATATTCCTGAAAACTACTTGATAAACACCTCTCAAAAAAGACTTCAACTTTTGGCCGGACTGCTTGACACTGACGGGCATTACCTGAAGCAGTCGAATGGATTTGAGATAATGCAGAAAAGCGAGGCGCTTGCAAGACAAATAAAGTTTTTATGTGATTCGCTTGGATTCAGGACTTCGATTTATGAAAAGCAGTCTGGAATAAAAAGCATTGGATTTGCGGGGACATATTGGAGGGTTAGGATTTATGGAGATATTGACAAAATCCCGGTTCGGATAAAAAGAAAAAAAGGAAAGGCGTGGGGGGCAAATGTTGACTGGCAAGTAACGGGAATAAAAGTGGAAAAAGATATTGTTGATGATTATTATGGCTTTGAGATTGACGGAGACAGGCTTTTTTTACTCGAAGATATGACGGTTACTCACAATACCGCGCTCGCCCTGACAATTGCGAAAGGATCGGCAAAGGACGGCACCGGGGTAGCGTTTTTCAGCCTGGAAATGTCAAAAGCGCAATTGGTTCAAAGGCTGGTTTGCATGGAAGGCAAGGTTAACGGCCAAATGGCAAGGAACGGAAAACTTACACAGGATGACTTTCGCCGTATGTGTGAGGCGCAACCCGTTGTGGACGAAATGCCGATTTACATTGAAGACACGCCGGCCATGTCGGTTATTGAGTTGCGCGCCGCCGCACGACGGCTTAAAATGAAGCACAACATCGGGGCGGTGATCGTTGATTACCTGCAATTAATGCGGGGCGGCGAAGACCAAAGAGGCAACCGTGAGCGGGAAATTGCTCAAATTTCGGGCGGATTGAAGGCATTGGCAAAAGAATTGGAGGTGCCGGTCATTGCCCTGGCACAGTTGAGCAGAGCAGTTGAGGTACGCGGCGGGTCAAAACGTCCGCAAATGTCAGACCTTCGGGAATCAGGCGCGATTGAAAACGATGCGGATATAATTCTTTTTCCATACCGTCCGGAATATTACCAGATTACCGAGGATGAAGAAGGCAATAGCCTGGCCGGTGTCGCTGAACTGATAATCGGCAAGAATCGGCACGGAAGATCGGGCATTTCTGTAATGTGCGGTTTTGATGAATTTTATGCGCTTTTCAGGGATTTGGATGAAAAGCCGTCAAGTCAATTTCCGGCAACAGCGCCACAATCCGGGGCAAGTGTCGCACTGCCGGAAGGCGCTTCGATGCGGGGAAGAAACGAGGAAGATATTCCTTTTTGAAAACAAATTCCGGCGCGGGCTTTACGACGTGACTGGGAAGGAAATCAAAATTTTAAAATAACTGATGCAGTGCCAACGTGCAACGCTTAGGCGGCATGGAAGGCAGTGCGGGGTTATGCGGATTAAAATTAAAGGCATGAAAAAAGATACTAAGTTTAAAAACTGCCCTATTTGCGGGAAGTTTATGAGGCGGTTAAAATTGCTTGAGAAAGCAAGGCTTAGTATTCTGCACGGAACGGATACACCTACTCATATTTGCAGGTCGTCAACTATCAAATATTCAGATGGGGTTGTCAAGCATTTTTAATTCCGCATAACTGCGGCTTGTACGCCGCTCGCCGTGTAGGCGAAGGTGTACGGGCAAGCAGGGTTAGCCGAAATATAGTGTAGTGGATTGCACGGTTGAAAGCACAACCTACGTCCAACGACGGCTATTAGATTAGCAAGTAGGTTTGGTTGTGCGAGTAGATAGGGGCGGGTTCGAGTCCTGCTATTTCGGCTAACTCCAAGCCTTACGCCGTTCCGGCGATTAGCCAGAATGAACGAAAGGCGACAGTTATCCGAATCTGAAAAAAGATATGAGCAAGAAACAATCCAAACCCGCCGACCCACGCGAAGCGCAATTAGAAACCGCCATGACTTCCTGCCGACGCCTAAACCGTGCCGTCCGTTTTTCATTCATCCGGGAAATTATCCGGGCCTTAAAATGCGAAGATCGGGAAGCGGAAACGGTTTTTGAGGGGTGGGTTAGTGCCGGGAAGGTCGTGCAGGATGGCTGCATTGGTGAGGTGAAAATTTATTTGTGCAAAGGTGTTGCGATTATTTAAAACATTGTTTTATCTTTGTGCATCAATTAAAAATGAATTGAAAAATGGAAGATTACCAAAAATTTATCGAAGCCAAACGCCACAGGGCAAGCGATCACGGTATTAAACCCGTGTTTTCTGTTCCTGGGATGTTTGACTTTCAACAGTATGTCGCCGAGTACGCGATACAAAAAGGCAGGTGCGCAACCTACCTCGATACCGGACTTGGCAAAACCCTCATTGAATTGGTCATTGCTGCGAATTACGTCCGGCACACCAATAAGCCGGTACTTATTCCGACGCCGCTATCCGTTGCTTTTCAGTTCATCAAAGAGGCCGAAAAATTCGGAATTGATGACGTTGAATATTCAAGAGACGGAAATTTTACCGGCAAAATCATCATTTGCAATTACGAACGTTTGCACTACTTCAACCCTGCCGATTTCGATTGCATTATTTGTGACGAAAGCAGTTGCCTTAAAGACTTCAAAGCCGCAACTACCGCAAACGTTTTTGGGCTTATGCGCAAAATGCAATACCGTTTTCTTGCTACCGCTACCCCTTCGCCAAACGATTACGTAGAGTTGGGAACAAGTAGCGAGGCATTGGGGTATTTGGGCCACATGGATATGCTAACCAAGTTCTTTACCAACAACGCCGATACGATTAGCCCCAACGGGATCGGGGTTAAATGGCGTTTGAAAGGACACGCGACAGAGGCGTTTTTTCAGTGGGTAAGCGGGTGGAGCATTTCAGCGCGAAAACCGTCCGACCTGGGATTTTCAGACGAACGCCACATTTTACCGGCACTGATTGAAAATGACCACATCGTTACAAATGATGCGCCGCTTGTTATAAATGGTCAATTTTCGATGTTCAACCAAGTGGCGCGAACCATGCCGGAAATCCACGCTGAACGCAAGGCAACAATCGAAAAGCGGGCAGAAAAGGCTGTTGAACTTGGCTCGGCGCATGAATGCACTGTGTACTGGTGTAACCTCAATGAAGAAGCTGAAATGGTGGCAACGCTTGACAGAAGTGCGGTTGAAATCCGGGGCGGAATGAGCATCGAAAAGAAAGAAGAAATCCTGAAAGCATTTGCGGACGGCCAAATCAAAAAACTGATTACCAAACCCAAAATTACCGCGTGGGGGCTGAACTGGCAGCATTGCAACCACGCCGTAACTTTTCCCGGCTTTTCATTTGAGCAATACTACCAACTTGTCCGCCGCTTTTATCGTTTCGGACAAACACGCGAGGTAACAATTGACCGGGTAATTTCAGACGGGCAAGTAAGGATACTGCAAGCGATAGAAGCAAAAGCGGAAAAGGCATCGAATCTTTTTTCCATGCTCAACGCAAACCTGAACAAGTCATACGACGTGCAAAAACGCGCCTTCGACCAAACAATTAATCTTCCTTCATTCTTACAAAAGTGAATTGAAAAATGGAATCCAAAATCAAACAACAAGTCGTAACCGACAATTACGCCATTTACAACGCCGACTGCATGGATGTTGTCAGCACATTGCCGGATAACTCTGTTGACCTGCAAATCTTCTCGCCGCCGTTCCTTGGACTGTTCAATTATTCCAGCGATGAACGCGATTTTTCCAACTGCGAAAACTGGGAAGATGCTTTGTCTATGTACGACTTCATTGCCCGCGAACTCGCTCGCACATTGAAGCCTGGTTGCATTTGCGCCGTGCATTGTACAGACTTGATGAACAAAGACGGCAGCCAATTTGACTACCCGCACGAAATTGAAGAAATCCACAAAAAGTACGGATTGAAACGGATGAACAAAATCACCATTTGGAAAGAGCCTTTGAAGGTGCGACTTCGCACAATGGTTCAAAGCCTGATGCACAAATTCATCGTTGAAAATTCGCAGGATTGCTACACCGCCATGCCGGATTACATTCTCATCTTCAAAAAAGAAGGCAAGCGTGAAAAGGATGTTACACACCCGTTCGGACTTACCCACTACGCCGGGTTGCGCCCATTCCTTCCTGAACACCTTTCAAAGTACGGTTTGCCGCTGTCTGAATTTCCAACGTCCGGCAGTTTTGACGAAGCCTATGACGTTTATGTGAATGAGTCTTTCAAGGCATTACAGCGCAAGTATTCCGGATTTGACGGCGATCAACGCGAAAACAAGTTGTCGCATATCATTTGGCAGCGTTACGCCTCATCGGTTTGGGATGACATTCGGATCGACGAGGTTTTGCCGTTCCGCGATGCGCGGGAAGATGATGATGAGCGCCATGTTCACCCCTTGCAACTTGACGTAATTGATCGTATTGTCGAACTTTACAGCAATCCCGGCGAAGTCGTTTTAACCCCGTTTATGGGCGTAGGTAGCGAGGTGTTTTCGCCCGTTTCTATGGGGCGCTTTGGCATCGGAATCGAGTTGAAGGATTCGTATTTCAAACAGGCGGTGGCAAACTGCAAGGAAGCAGAAAAGCGTTTTCTGCAAACCAAGCCCCGCGAATTGTTCGACCAACTGTCAGAGGTTGAAATGATGTAGCCATTTTTCTTCATTTTCATACTGACCGCCGGGCGCTTTGTCCGGCGGTTTTTTTACAATTTACTTTGCAATCTGAAAACATTGTTTTATATTTACCGCATGAAATACGATGCTGACAAACTCGCTGCCGACGTTAACACCAAGCGGCAAATAAAAAACCGGCTGACAACCAGGGAAGCGGCTGCGGAAATTGGCGTAGGGCATTGCACGGTACACCGGGCGGAAGTTCGCAAAGGCTTGTCGAACAAATCATTTTTGAAAATCTGTCAATGGCTTGAAAAAGAGCCGGGGGCGTATAAAATTGAAACGGCATGAGCAGAGGATTTGAGGCATGGTGGAAGTCGGCGAAGGCGCCCGCAAAGAAGGCGCAGCCGGAAACCGCCAATCAGATAACCCGAAACATTTTGCGTGTGATAAATATGCAATTTGGATGCGTAGCGTATCGAGTGAACAACGTAGGGGTTTGGGATGAAGCAAAGAAGATTCACCGGGGCGGAAATACCGAAAAGGGTTTGCCAGACATTTGGGCCTGTATCCGGGGAAAATTCGTTGTTATCGAAGTCAAGGCGGGTAAGGACAAAATGAGCGAACACCAGGAAGCCAGACGGCAGGAAATTGAACGGGCAAAAGGCGTTTATTTTGTTGCTCGTTCAACCGATGAATTTTTTAAATGGTTTGAAATTTTAAAATCCTGAACAATGGAAAAATTTACTCCACAAATTGCCGCCCTGTATTTGGGGCAAAAGTGCAAAACCAAATATGGCGATGGCTTTATTGATGGTGTTTTTTCCAGCGGCAAAATTACTGTTCAGCACCCGCAATCTATGTCTATATTGCCGGCGGATGAAATCAAACCCGTCCTTCGCCGCCTTGACAGCCTGACAGAAAGCGAGGCGCGGGAATTAACTGGCAAGAAAAATGATGCTTTGAAAATATGGAATGGGTGGCAAACTGGTCCAAGGGCAGATTACGATCAGGAGCAAATAGGCGAGCCTTCCGCTTGGCTCAAACTCCTTTCCTGGGGCTTTGACCTTTTTGGCCTGATTGATTCCGGGCTGGCGATTGACGCAGAAACGATAAAAGAAGAAACTAAACAATGACACCCAGTCAACGCGCCATTTATAATTTTGTCCGATCAAAAGGCACCGCAACCAAAGAGGAAATATTTTCCTTTACGGGCGATCCGTACTACCGAAACGGGGAAAAGTACATCGGCGAACGCCTTTCGCGCATGGTCAATGCCGGAATGTTGAAGCGGGTGAAGCCCGGAGTGTTTGAGGCAGGCAGCGGCAAGAAGTCAACCCCGGCGACAATTGCAGAAAATCAACAAACGCTTTTTGAATGAGCGATAAATCCACAGCCGAACGCATCGCC